ACAACGGCGTTAGCCCAGAACGCGACCGGTGTAGCACCGGTCCCGCTTGTCTTTAAAAACTGCCCAGCGTTACCCGCATCGTGCGGAAACTCAATGTCCTCAATAAACACTCTGCCGGGGGTAGTTGCGTTAAGGCGCAAATCGCCGCCTAGTGGGCCGCCGCGAATAAACAGTGATTGTGCATCGTCGGGATAGATTTGGGTATCTTGTATGGATGCCGTATTAATCGTAAGTATCTCCGATCCTGGATTTAAAATAATATCATCGCTGGGCGGAGAATAAATGATAAAACCGTTAGTGTCTAAATCTCCGCCTAATGTCGGGGAAAGGTCGTCTTCTAACTCTTGCATCCCTTCAATGTTTGCAAACTCTAGTACACCACCGGTAACTACACTGCCAGCGGTCGTGACTGACTTTAGCGTCATTGTTTGACCGGGTACAGTTGCATTCGTCGGCCACTGGAATCCTTTTAAGTAAAGATTGCTGTCCGGATCAATGGCTAACGATTTGCCGGCGTCGGTCGAAATCGTCATTGTGTTAGGATTAGAACTTTCTGTATTTACATCTAAACGTATCTCTCCTGCAGACGATAGTCGTAAATTTAGATCGTTAAAGTCATTAGGCGAAGGTATAGGAGAAGCAGTGTAAATTTCGTATCCAGTGGTGTTAAGATTTCCTCTTAAAGTAGGATTGGGATCTAAAGATAAGGCACTGCTAGTCCACGCTAACTCAGAGTTAGTAAGTAAGTAAGGTATCTGATTAGCAACACCGGTCGCTGCAGGCCATACAGTGCGATTTAACATTAGCGCAGCGGAAGGTCGTATAACAAGCGGCTGAGACTCTGGTGTAGTAATTACCGAAACGAACCCGTTAGTTTCCACAATCGTTGTGCCAGTGGCAGGGGAGATTACTAAATTCGAGGTAGGAGTATAGATAGTGCTATCTACTTGTAAGTTACCTTTAATATCGACTAGGAGGGGGACGTCTGGGGACTTAAACTCAACTACGCCACTCTGGGAACTAAAAACGTCTGCCATTATTTTATCCTTGAAAAGTTACTGTTCTAGTATTTATCTAAAGATAAGAAAACAGATTGCTTAGTAAAGTGCGGTCAAGAAAAAGCCCTGCGAACAGGGCTTTTTAATTTTACTACTTTTGAAACTCTACTATTAATAGAACTTCAAGGTTGCCGAGTCAATTGCAACTTTCGACAGGTAGTCAGCAGCGTTACCGAAGCTGTTAGCCGAGTTGGTCAATTCTAAGTAGCCATAACGTGTCATGAAGCTAACAACCGGTTCAAAGGTGTTAGGATCCATTACTGGACCAGTGCTCATCAACGGAATGTATGGGCAGTAGTATGCAGCAGCGTCAGTCTCGGTAGGACCTTTGTAGCCGATCAGAACAGCTTCGCTGTCTGGAGCATATTGGTCAACGTAAACGCGCATTGTGCTGTTCAAAGTACCAACAAACTTAGTGTTTGTAGGAGCTTCGAAAACGCCTTCTGTTGTGCGAGCAAACGTAGAAGTAGTAGCAGACTGAAGAATAGTTAGCGCGGTTGGCGAAACTACAGCCCAGTTAGCAGCACCACGACGAGTACGTGCAGCAACAAGGTTAGCTTGTTGGTTGATCATTACAGCAAGAGCAGCGTGCTCGTCACCTACGTATGTAGCAGTACCGCTTACAGCAGCCTGGTTATAAGTGGTAGGAGCAACAGGAACTAGCTCACGCAAGTTACTTAGCATTTCTTGGTCGATTTCAACTGTGATTTCTTGTGCAAGAGCTTGCATGATCTCAGCTTCGATGTCAACACCGTGAATGGCGTTAGCGTCTTGAGCTGCTTCGAAGGTCCAGCGAGCGCTTAGACGACGTGTCTTAGCTTCAACGCTTTCTTTCAAGATCTGGATGCTCATCTTGTTACCAGGACGACCTTCTAACATTGCTGTTTGAGCAGCGTGTGCAAGAGGACCGTTAGCTACGTCGTTACCCGAATAAGCGCGAGCTAGTTCGAACGGGGACAATGCCTCTGTACCAGCAGTAACACCAGCAGCGGACTGAGCGTAACGAACGCGCAAGGTGTGGATCTGACCGACTGGACCAGTCATAGGCTGTACGCCCATGATTTCGTTAGCAATAACGGTAGGCATTACACGTCTAATCAACGGTAACATTACTTTGTTTAATACTGCGATGTTACCAGCTTGGGTAGCACCTGCGGTCGCAGATTCTGATAAGTATCTACGAGTGTTTTCTAGGACAACGTCCATATTTTTTCTGCGAGAACCGGCTAGGCCTTCCATGAGGGCTTCTTTCGTTGCGCCCCAATTGCTCTCAAATAGCTTACTTGCCATGTTTGTATCTCCTTATTTTAAACCTGCTAAAGTCTTTATGTGTGATAGCTCACTGTTAAAATCGCTATCGGAATTTCCTTGATGGGCATTATTAGCCCTGTTTCCTGTTCTTTCGGACAGTGTAGTACCCTCTGTAAGCGGCTTTTTAACTGTAGCTGATCTTGGAACAGAACTTTCGTTCAACACAGCTGGAAGATACTTGTTAAAACCTCTTTCAAGATCTTTCGTTTGTACTGACTCTAATAAGCCCTTCATTACCATTCTCTTTTCTTTTGCAAGCGGAGATAGTAATTCGGACATTACCTTATTGCGATTGATGCGATCTCTTGCAACATTAAGCTCGGACTTCAGACCTTCGGCAATCTTAACTTTCTGTTGAACAGACTCTTTAATTGCTTTAATTTCTTGATCTTTGCCTTCTACAACTTTTTGTAGCTTGCGAACTTCAGTACCTTCATTCAGGTAAGAAGTCATGTATTCGCCGACGAATGCTTCATACATTCTACGTCCGAATTCATTTTCGCGGGCTAACTTGATATCATCCTTAAATTGTGACATTTCGGAATGAAGTACCTTGTTAATTTGTTGTTCGACTAACTTAGCTGCACGAGAAATAAACGCTTTTTTCGTTTCATTCAAGTGTGCTTTGCCTTCGCGAACCATTTTAACTTTTTGCTCTACTAGTTCACGCTTGTCCTTACGGAATTCGCGGATTTCTTCAGCAAGCTGCTTGAGGATAAAGTTTTCTAGTTTCTTAAAATCGGAACCTAGCTTTTGCTTATCTTCGTGTAGCTCTTTTACTTCTTTTACTACCTGCTGAGTGATGAACTTGTCTAGAACAGAAGTGTGCTCTTTAATTTTACGTCTGTAAGCGGCACGCTCGGTGATAAGATTTTTCTTATCTTGAGCGAATTCTTCGAGTTCAACGCGGATCTTGTCGCTTAGGAATTTATCCATAGCTTCAGTTAGAACACCTTTGTCGTGTGTATACTTTCTAGCAAACTCTTCACGTAGGCGAGCGGAAAGTTCTTCCTTTGCCTCTGTGAGCTTGGCATCCCAAGCTTCGGAGATTTGCACTTTTTGGTCTTCTGATAATCCTGCGTTCTCACTCAAGATCTTTTTCAAGTCTTTTGCCATCTTGAGTTCTCCTAAATCTTCAAGTCGTTAATAAACTTAATAATACTTTTTTGTAGGTGTCTGTGTGCAATCGGGTCACCGTAAACAACGCCTTGCGCTGTTTCAAAGATCTGCGATCCACCCTTCATATTAAAAAGGCTTTCGTATATCGTACGTGGGTAAGCATTCGGGGCGCTAGGCTGTGCTACTATATCTACAGTTACAATTTCAAAATCAGATACGTGACCGTCGTCGCCTACGTTGCCTGATCCTCTCGAGCTGACGCCTAACTTAGCGCCTGCATGTAAAAGGGTTTTAACAATTTCGCCGGTCGGGGTCGGGATGATTTTTAGCTTGCCGTAGCCGTCGTGCCCATCCATCCACATTTCGGAGATCATGTGAGATACTCTGTCAAGGTTGATGGATAGTTCTTCGGGGTGGTCTAGTTCGCCTAAAACGGTTTCACCCTTTGCAACTTTCTCATTTACTGCATTTACTGCATTATTGATTTCGCGCAAAGGATAAACACGTTGGTTCTGATTACGCACATCGCCTTGTATAAAGATGCCCTTCATGCAAAGGTCCTTACCGCCGTTGATATCTTCCACAATTAATTGTGCTTGATTAAACGACATATACTCATACAATTTATTAGACATAACCATTTCCTTTCAACTTACTTCTTCGGTGCTGGAGATAACAAGCTTCTGTTATTTTGGGCGCCTTTGGGTGTTCCTTTACCAGTGCCGACGTATCCGCCTTCACCTTTTTGAGCTGTATCAGCAACATTCTTTTGTGGTGCATCAATGTTGTCGCTCGGGGTATCATCTTTCGAGGACGGTGTGCTTCCACCAGACTCGCCGGATCCTTTGCTAAAATTAACTGGCTTAGCGCCGTCAACAACTTTGGATGGTGCTTTTGTGTATGGGCTCTGTGTACCAGTTGCACCGGCAGATTTACTACCAGCACCTACTAACTTACCTTCTTTACCCATATCTACAGAAACGTCATCGGAGAACTTAGTGGCTTCGCCTAGTCTGCGGCTGTAGCTGTCAACAAGTTCCATCTCTTCGTCGCCAGCGGAACCGAAATCAACGTCAACTTCGCCTTCGTCGCCGTAATCACCTTCGAAGTCGCCTTCATCGTGATACGGTTCTTCTAATTCGTCGGACATTAGCTGCTCGAACTCTGCACGTAGATCTGCAAGCTGGACTTCTAGGTCTTCAACTTTTTCTTCGGTGCTTAATTCTTCTTCGCCGCCGAAGTCGCCTTCTTCGCCTTCTTCATCGCCGGCTTCAACTTCACCGTCTTGTAATTCGTCAGTTTCGATATCATCTTCTGCATCAGAAACTTCGTTTGTGAAACCCTGTCTCATATCACCGCCGATGGACTCTTCCATCTCTTCTTCGTCTTCATCTTCATCGTTGACGAGTTCTTCGTAGATATAACGGGCCTTTTCAATAACGAGTTCATGCAAAAGGTCTTCAGCTTGTCCCATTTCTTCGTTAACAAGAAGATTTAGAATTTGCTCAAGTTTCTTTTGTTGTGACATGATTGGTTTCTCCTATGAAATAATTGTTAGATTAACATAAAATATTTATCTAACATTATTTATAAGATTTTTTAAATACGCGGGGAAATAGGCCAAAAAGAGTCGCTTTTTGCCTAAAAGGGTGAGGGGAGGCTTAAATTCTTTTACAATCCGCCGGAGTCGTCCGCCGGTTGATTATACATAGTGGGCACGAATTCTAAGTGCGCTGCTTTGTCAACTCTCTCAGCATCTTTGGAATTTCTGAGGTTATGCAGGTGATAGAATGTCAGTCGTGGGCGGTGCGTGTCGTCGTATTGCCACTGTGATAATTCGTCCTGTGCCGGATCGTAGAATTCCACTAACATGTCTTTAGCTTTAATTTTAATTCTCCTTTGTAGTAAGATATTTATCTAAATCAGCATAAATATCTCCCACAGTTCTTATTCTTCGCCGAATGATTCTACTTCGTCTGCCGAGTTATCTAAATCTAAGCCGTCATCGCCGCCCATGTCTAAATCGTCTGCAGGCTCTTCGAACCCGTCGTCAGGCGCCATGCCTTCTACACCGGATGCCGTAATACCTGCGTCGCCTAAGCTATTCGAGGAAATTTCGTCTTTATTAGCATTTTTCTTCATGCCTTTTTCTTCTTTCCACAGCTTCTCGTTCTCTGCAATTTCTTGCTCTGTTAAGCCTAAGTAACGCTTCAATGCAAAACGTTTTGCTATGTAAGGCACTTCTGCCATCGAAGCAAACACGTTTATCTGCGCTGCATCGAGCTCTAAGCGGCGATATTCGGAGAAATTCTGCGGTGGTGTAAGGGTAATGTTAAACAGTGCATTGTCTATTGAGATGCCTCTGTGTTTTAGGAATAATTTAAACTCTTGGTCCAGAGGCTTAACAATTTGCTTTTGATAGCGTTCGCACACCTTAGAGAATCTAAACTCCTGAATAAATGCTGTGCCTACGCGACCGTCATTGTAGCTTGCAGTACCGTCTTCCGGTCCTGTGGGGAGATAGGAGCTTGGTACGCCTAGGGCTCGTAGCATTTTATTGTTAAAATAGCGCAAATCGTCGATGTCGCCTAAGTTTTCACCGCCGGGTAGCGTCTCAACTTTAGAACCACGTCCGTCGGAAGTAGTAGCAAAGAAGTAGTCTTCAAGCATGGACATAGGATTATACGCCGAGTCTACTACGTTCTGGCCACCGCCGTTACGGCTCGGAATACGCTTCTGCTGTACTTCATAACGCACACGTTCGAGATACTGTTGCGCCTTGTTCGGCGGCATAGTACCTACGTCAATGAAGAATACGCGGCGTTCCGGAGCGCGGTGTACGCGATAAATTAAGATGCTATCTTCGAGCAGTTCTTTCTGCTTATAAACTTTATAAACGTACTCTAAAATAGAGATACCGAACGGCCACGCTACGCTCATACCGTCGGATAACGTAAGTTGTAATACGTGCGCGCCGTCTACAGTAATCTCTTCTGCGTTCTGGAAAAAGTTATTGCCGCCGGCCATGCCGCCTGCATACACGTTAGTCGTGTAGTTCCCGCCTATCGTAAGTGGTGCGGAATAAAGCCCATTAGCTACACCTTGCTTATTAGCGCCGCCGTACATGTTAGTAGCAACAAGATCTTTAAGATTAAGATCAAGATTCTTCATGTAATACTGCTCGATTTTCTTGCCTTCGCTCTCGTTAACAACGACTTTCATTACGTTGTTAGGGTCGCACCAGAATAGCTTATGGGTCTCCGGGTCGCGAATGAAGAATTGATCGCCGTACATCAGCGTGGAGCGGAAGGTGCCCCACAGTCTTTTATCCCATTCGTTAAGGATACACCACTGCTTTAGCGTTTTTGTGAGGATCTTAATCTCAGTGGGACTGGGCTCGTCGCTCCAGTTAAAGACGAACGGAAGAACAGTCTCTTCGTCGTTCTCGGTTGAGAAGTCTGCAATCGTGTCAAGGGCTGCATGGATCTCGTTGTCGAGGTTCATGGTTTCATAGACAGTATAACGCTGCAAGCGATCCGGTGGCCCTTGATAGACTTCAGGAAGCCACGAGTTGTACTTGTTAGATGTAGCGTGCCCAGTAGTTTGCCCTTTAGCATTGTCTGGCAACACTGAATTCACTGGTCTAAAATATTTTTTCCATGACATTATCGTTTGGTTCCTTATTATTCACTGAATTGCGGACTAGACATGAATACTCGTTTAAAGTACCGTACTTGCAATGCCTGATTTTCTGCGATATTAGCGAGCACCCTGAGTTGTTTTTTCATTAACTCGTTTTCTTGCATGTTATTTATCTCCGAAATCTTCTCTGTCTCTTGAACCCTGGCCAACTTGTCGCCTGTGTTGTAATTTTTCGGATTATCAGGAGTGGGCGGAGTTGCTACTTGTACTATTTGTTTTTCACCTATCCTGACATTATTGCCCGGCCCGACCGATATCGTCCCGATGCTGTTCAGGTTCATAATAGCAGCTGACAAGCCGTTTATGTCGTTTGTCATTTTTACAAATACAGAATTTTCGCCGGAGTATTCTATTTCGGAAAGCTCTGTAAGTTGATCAATTAATGAATTACCGAAGAATCCAGAAACCGCTTCGCCGACAAAAGAAAGACTCTTCATAACACTGCCTGCACCCATTGCAGCGATACCTAATCCAATATCCTTAATCGCTAAGCCGACTGATGATAATTTTCCATCATTTAACGTTTCAAACGATCTCATACCGTCAGCAAATGCGGGTAACGCCGAGCCTAGCATCCATGTTACAGTCGATATGGCTCCGCCAATTGCAACAATGCCGCCGGTGAACACTAATATGCCAGCAGCAACTGCCGGGTTAGCAAATGCTGCGAATCCGGCGGAGAGTCCTTTCATTATGCCGCCGATGCCTGCCCCTAGTCCTTTTCCCAGTCCGCCTAGTAATCCACCTCCGGCTCCTCCGCCACCGCCGCCTGCGGCACTGCCTGCAAGTTTCGACATTAGCATACCGATACCGGACGAAAATGCTTTTACTATTAAGCCACCGGCAAACAGTGCAAGAATTCCTTTTACAAACGCATCTGTTATATTAACTGTGAAGTAATCTACTAATGCGTCGGCTTTTTGCTCAGAGGTTAACGCTTCTTGACCTTCCTTTGGCTCAAAAATCTTGTTAAACTCTGCTAGCCACCCAGTTACACGCTTCAGTAAAGGGTCTAACGCTTCAAACAAATTCTTCAAGACAGTGGATATTATAGGAACAGAAGTCGATAGTGTTTTTCCGAACTCGCTTAAAAACTTAGCAATAGAATCCATCATTCCTTCACTACCTAGCACGTCAGCAAATGTCCGTTCTAACATAGATGTCACTTGCTTCCATACATCGGAAAAAGATGCAACACTTTCTAATTGTTTTTTATAATAGTCTTGATTTCCGGATTTCATTGCCTCTTGCAATTCTGCTGATTTCTTT